CTATCTACAATATCTTGATAATTTTTTATTACATCTTTATAATAATATATTTTTTCATTAATATATAGGTTATACAAGTTTATTTCCCTTGTCCCACTCTATTTTTTGAACTGCTTGCTCTTCTCTAACCTTTTCAATTTCCTTTTCCCACTTATCCAAAGTTTCTTCATCATATACTGCATCAGCATAATCCCAAAATGAAACCATTGTATACCTTGTTCCTTTTGTTATTTCTTTTACTCCATGAATATTTTCGTGACCACCTGGGAACATAATGAAGGAATACACAGGAGGTTTAAACTCTAACTTATGATCAGGGAAATATAGTTCTCCACCTTCGTAATCATCGTTTAAGTATAATATACCAACATATTTATTTATATGAAAGGCGTTTGGATTTCCATCATGGTCTGAGTTGTCTGAATGTGGTGCAGCAAATCCTCCAACTTTCCATTTTTGTGCATGAGATGTGTTTGCTCTTAATTCTCTTTCAAAAAACATCTCACATGATTGTTTAAACTTATCTCTTAAATTATCAAAATGTTTAGGATCTAAACCTAATTCAATAAGCCTTTGATCATGTGGTGCCAAGCCCATACCAAGAGAATTATAAAAAGCAATATCTCCCCAAATTTGTGCTTGAGACTCAAAATATTTAATCATTGCCTTTGCTTCATCTGCTGTAACAAAGTTATCAATTCTTGCAATATCGTTTTTATAGAATTTAAGATCTTCTTTAGTAAAAGTCATACACCCTCATGTCCTTTTCTATTCTTTCTTCTTCCATTTTACACCATATTTCTTTTCCATACTTTTCTTGATTTTTAAGCCATTCTTCAGAGCCTGTATGATAGAACTGGTAAAAAGATCTAATTAAATATCTTGGATTTCCAGATATCTTTTTAACACCATGTAGATAAGGGTGCTCGTCTGCTAAAAATTCAGGGTGTCCAGATGGAAATACAATTACATCTCCAGCAACTGGTTTATAATCTATATACTGATCTCCAACTTTAAATGATATTTCTCCACCGTCATAATCGTCATTTAAATACATAGTGCAAGTTAAAGCAAATTTATATCCTGGAACATCTTTCATCCATGGTACGTAATCTGTATGCCTAGACATACTCATTCCTTTTCCTACTCTACCCTCTTCGCCTTCGTCTGGTATATATTTGGAAAATGAAGGACCCATCATTTGCCAATCTCCAGGTAGGTCTAATTTATATTCTTTTAAAAAGTTATCAGTGCTATCAAAAAATGCTTTCTTAACCATTTCAAGATAATTTATTTCTTTTTGTAATTTTTCATTTTGTATACCAGAATGTATGGCGTTATTGTCTATTTGATAAACGTAAGTTCCAAAAAAACTCCACGGTTTCCAGTCTTTAAATAAATATGTTGTATCTGAATCTTCTTCTGCTTTTTTTAATATATCTACTAGATCATCACAGTTATTTAATAAACCTTTATATACATGTATCTTAGGAAATAGTTTAATATATTCCATTTATTTACCGTGCCCTACTATAGTCCAAAAAAATGGAAGTGTGTATCTAACACCAGCAGTAACTTCTTTTACCCCATGTATAAAGTTTTTATCTCCTGGAAAAAAATATGCTGCACCTGCTTTAGGTTTAAACTCAATATCATGTTGTGGAAAGTATAGTTCTCCACCTTCATAATCATCATTAAGGTACATTAATCCAGCAATGTCATAATATGGAAAATTATTTGGTTTTCCTGAGTTTTCTCCTTCATGCAATTCTTTATCTGCATGTGGTAGTTGATAATTTCCTGGAAACCATCTTACAAAAGCAGGAAATGTTGGTACGGCATTAACGTTTAAATGAGCATCTACCTTTTCTTTAAATCTTGCTAGTAGTTCTACAATTTTATCTCTAACTATATTTGCTGAATCTTGTTGTGCAATTTCTTTTTGATTTGCTACACGGTTAGCCCAAAAACTAGCATCATAAATCATAACACCATCTTTATCATAAACACTTTCATCTTTGTGCCAATTTTCTAAGTTAACTGCAAAGTTATACAATAACTCTTTATCTTCTTTAGTCATAAAATCTTCTAAACTTACAATATTGTCTTTAGATGATCCAAAAGATCCAGACGGGGTTATAGATACCCTATTTTTATCTGTTTCTTCCATTAATTTTTCTAATTCTTTTGGATTCATAATTTTATTTTACCATAGGACTATTCATATGATCTTCTATGCCAGTCTACATTTTTATATACCCCTCCATCAGGCACTCTATATTTAGCAGCATTATCAATATTTTTTTGAGGAATAGACATTGGGTCTTCAACAATTATAGAAGAAGTCCAGTTTTCTCTTTTAAACGGAAATACCTGAACAAATGGGGTTCCTTTAGGTATTACACCAGTCCAGCCTTCTCTTAAAAAAAATGGTAGGTTTCCATTAAGGTTAACAACATCGTTATCAATAATTCCAGATGTATTTATAAATGGTAAATCAAATCTATTAAATGGAGTTGTATACAGAGCACTATATCCTTCTGGTAATATAGTTCCCCAGTCTACAAACCAAGAGAAATGATCTAAGTAGTATCCGTCTGGTTGATAAAATCCAAGCATTGGTGGTCTTTCACTACAAAAACTTTGATTTTTTTCATCAGTTATTTTATGACGAATATCTCCTTGCTCATCTAAATAAAACTCTATATCGCAAGGGGTATACATAAAATATCCACTCATCATTACATCCATAAATGGCATACATGCCTTCCAACTAGCAATTTTGCCACCGTCTTTATCTTCATAATATTCTTTAGTTTCAGGGTTAGTTATAAATCTTTCTGCTTTTGTATACCACTCTGGTAAAGACTTAGATGCAGAAGATGGTTTAGTGCTGGTTCTTTCTGTTTGCCAAAATCTGTTTGTAATAAACTTTATTTCTTTGCTATCCACTATTTCTCCTATTATCGTTTATTATTAGTTTTAAAGACTTTACCTCATGTTCACCAATTTGAACATCGTTATGATCAGTAGCATTTCTATACCAGTTAGTCCATTCACCCTTTTTATTAAGTTCATATGCCACCTTGCCTCTTTCTTCATTATCTTTATACCACTTCTCATCCATATCAAAATCATTTAAATTTAATTCTATATCTGACATGCTAGTTAAAGATATAGGTACAAGTGTTGCAAATGGCTCATTTGCTTTAATTGTTATAGCCTTATCTGGCTTTAATATTTTTATAGCAGAAGGAAATTCTTGATCAAAAAATGAGGTACTAATTAAACTAGTAAAAGTTTGATATGAATCATTAAACATGTTTGGTACTGGCATATGTAAAAAACTAATATTGCTATCTGACTTTATAACTATACCAGTTTTAAAACTAACAGTTGCATTTGCCCTAGAGTTTTGTATAAATTCTTCTCCAGAAAGTATTTTTATGTGTTCTGGTGATGAATCACTAATTCCATCCCAAACAAAAGTAACATCTATTGGTAAAGATAATTCATACCCTATAGTATTTGCCAAACTTATAGGAAAACATTTATAGGCATGTTTTTCAGCAGTTTCTTCCATCCAATCTCTTTTTATTCGTGTTTGTTTTATATTAACAGATTGGTTTTGACAGTAAACATTTACTGTTGACATTAGTCTTCCGTATTATTATAAATTTCTGGTGTATGATACTTAGCACTATAATCCAACATAGTTACTAAAGAATATTTAACACCAGACGTTACCTTTTCAGCAACATGTGGATACATAAAATTAGAAGGAAATACGTACATGTCTCCAGCCTTTGGTTTAATTTTTAAACCCTGCAATCTAAATGACAGTTCTCCACCTTCATAATTATCATTTAAATAACAAACTAACGAAACTGTACAATTATATGAATATCCATGATCATGGTGTTCCATAAAATGTTGACCTTCACCATATCTAATAAAGTTAAATGCTTCCCAATATTTTAAGTCCATAATATTAAATCTAGATCTATAGTGATCTACTGCTGCAGCCTTTCTATCGTAACATTGCTGCCATATTTTTGCTAATTCATTATATTCTTTTGATCCATCATCAACCAAATCTGATTTTTTATATTTAAAATCAACACAGTCACGATAGTCTGGCATAACTTGACCATATCCTACTTGTGCAACTATCCAGTTATATTGACTTTCTGGGTTAGATAATACTTTTTCTAATCTATTGACTAAGTCTAATGATTCTGGTAATACATCTCTATAAACATATATGCCATTACCTAAGTCTTCTACTTCTGACCATGATTGAACTATATTTTCTTCTCTTTGCATCATGATGACCTTTCTGTTAGATCTATAATATCATAAAGATACTAGTTTAGCAAGAGCACTGTTTATTTTTTAATTCTTCTATTTCTTTAGTTAGTTCTTGTACTGATTTTACAAGGATAGGTATCATCTTAATATAGTTTATCTTTAATTGACTTTCATTAGAATCATCAACCATACCCAGCCACTCTACACCGTATTTTTCTTGAATTCTTTGTAGGTCTTGAGCAATAAAACCAGCATCATTTACTCCAGCAACTGACCCATCTCTCATATTCCATACATAAGATACTGGTAATAAATCTTTAACAAAGTCTAATCCCAATTCTAATGATTTAATATCTTGCTTGTCTCTTTCGTCTGAATAAAAGTTAGGTGGGAAGAATGGTGGAAAGAATGGTGGAAAGAATGGTGGGAAGAATGGTACTGGTGAAGGTGTAACAGAATTACTTATTCCAGAAGCGGTAGAAGTTGCAATTCCGTTAGACAATGTAACAGTAAATGTATAAGACACACCTGCTGTTAATCCATTGACAGTAATTGGAGAAGTTGAACTAGTTCCAGTTATTCCTCCAGGACTTGATGTTGCTGTATAAGTTGTTCCTGTTGGTTTTCCTAAATATGATGGGGCTGTAAAGCCAACTGTAGCACTTATAATTCCTGCAGTTGCAGTACCAATTATAGGTGTTCCTGGTTGTTTTCCACCACTATTTGATCCAATAATTAATGGCATTTTATACCTGCTTATTTCTACAAACTATATTTCCAGCAATAAATGCACTATGATCTTCTACAGATATAGCATATGTTACTTTTGGAGATTCATCTTTTGTTATTTCGGTAATTTCAAGGGGTACAAATTTATTATCTTCTTCACTATAAGACATTATCTTATTACCAATAGTTAATTCATTTGAGGTAATAAATTTCCAATTACCCCCGTCTTCTACTAGTACTGGTTGCTCTAAGGATACCCTTGTAGACTCATCATTATTAAATATTAAAGTTTGTTTAATAATTGGATAAACACTTTTAATTTTAGTTTTTACTAATGACATATCTTCAATATTTGAATGAGTCATAGCCCAAATATCTTGACCTACCTCTAATTCTTCTGCTCTTGCATGTTTAATAGAATCATTATCTCCTACTGTTTTAACTAATGTTTCTGCATAGATACATCCTGCAACGTGAATACTATTTACATAAAATCTTGGTGGGAAGAATGGTGGGAAGAATGGTGGGAAGAATGGTGGGAAGAATGGTGGGAAGAACGGTGGGAAGAACGGTGGAACAATTGCTGTTATTGAATTACTTGCTGCAGATTCTGGACCAAAACCTATTCCATTAGACAATGCAACCTTAAAAGTGTAAGCGGTTCCTCCAGTTAAACCAGTTACTGTTATTGGAGATGATGAACCTGTTCCTGTAAATGATCCAGGGGTTGAAGTTACTGTATAACTTGTTCCTGAAGGTTTTCCTAAATATGATGGGGCTGTAAAAGAAACTGTAGCATTTTGAATTCCTGCAGTTGCTGTCCCAATTGTTGGAGCACCTGGTAATCTTCCAGCATTTCCTCTAATTTTTTTAGACATTTTATGATGCTAAGTCTCCTATCGCAACCCAAGTATTTGTTGCTCTTTTTATAAGAGTAGCAGATGTCCATTGTGCACGAAGTTTTAATCCTGGGCTACCGTTTACGGTAACTCCAATACCAGCAGCAATAGTTGTTTGTCCAGATCCTGTTTGTAAAATTATAATTTGACATCCTATTGGAAAGGCTACATCAGAATTTGGTGGAACGGTTACGCTATTAGCGGAAGCATTATCTCTTTCAACCATTTTTCCTACATCTGATAAAACTAATGTATATGTAGCAGAACCAGTTTGAGCATTTTGTGGAATTCTTATGTCTGATGGTCCAGTTGATGTTATTGTATCTAAAGTTGCACTGGTTGCAATTACACTTGTTGATTCTAATGAACCAATTTTCAATGTATCATATGTAGCAGAAGTAAAATCTACCGTTGTAGATGGAAGAGATGTTACGTCAGAAAATAATTTCCATTTTCCAGAGTCTGAAACATCTTTAACCAATCCTGAATATTTTTCTCCAGAAGAATTATATTTAGCAACAGTTCCTAAATCTACAGAGTTTGCAGCGTTGTCACTTGCTAATAATATTAAAGGATCTTTTACTGATAAATTTGTTGTATTAATAAATGTTGTTGAGCCACTAACTTGTAAATCTCCAGTTACCGATAAATCTCCACCTACGGTTAAGTCATCTGTGATTGTTACATCGTCTGGTAAACCAACAACAACGTTTCCTACAGATGCGGACACCGATACTTCGTTTGCTGTTCCAGTTAAAGAATTAACGGAACTTTCTTCTACTTCTGTCAATCTATCATTAATATCTTTAAGGTGAGCGTGAACACTATCTGAAGAGGGTGCTCCAGCACCACTATAATTATCTATTCCATAATGATATAACTTAAAAGCCTCAACTATATTTGCCTGATCGGTTAATGAAGGTATTTTTGTATCAAATTCGGTAGCCTCGTATCCAGAAGCATCACTTAAAAATTGTCCAGCCATTTTATCACCTTCTTAAATTATATCAGAACGTTGATAGTAATATTGAAATCAACAATTCCTACTAAATCTACTACCCCGCCACTTTCATCTTGTTCTGTAGCAATAATCTCAAATACTAAAGACCTACTTGAGGAAGTTACCAAACCTTTATCTACTACAGCAAATGAAATTGCTTTATCATGTTCTGGGGTTAATTGTATAGAAAAATTACTTGAAGTTAGAGTTCCAGGAGCATCGTTATATATGTCATTTACTGGTATGCTCACACTTACTGATCCACTTACAAATGTTAAAGGCTCAATTACACTATATGTAACTGGTTGAAATTTTAATACAGAACTCCACTCGTTACCACTAGGGGTAACGTTGTATGAATATATAACTCCGTAATCTGAGCCAAAATCTGTTCTTAAATATAAATCTCCTACTATTGCAGGCTCGTTAACAAATACTCCAGTATTAATATTTGGATCTCCTGATCCAGTGTAGATAAGACTTCCTCTTTGTCCAGGGGCACCAACATCTAATCCTAATTCTATAACTTCGGGTGGGCCAAATACTGTAATTGATTCTGTTGAAACTACTGAATTAATAGCCATTACGAAACCCTATCGGTAACATCTTGAGTTACAGTTATTGTTCCAGTCAATAAAGTATATTTAGTTGAAGCACTAGTATCACTAATTTGAACATCATAAACATATGAGTTAGCAGATAATAAATCTCCTACTGCTGGTGTAATTTTACAAGTTAAACTAGATGATCCAGAAACTACGGTTCCAAATCCTATTTCTTCTCCAGAAGATCCTCTAGCGGTAGCAATTGTAAATAAATTTGAATCGTACTCTGTTAAGTTAAAAGTTGTTCCATTTGCATTTTTAGGATAAATAATAAATTCAAAACTATCTCCACGATAGTAGTTAAAGTTGTATGTTGCTGGAAATGCCATATATACCCCTCACTATGCTGACAAGTCGCCTATGGCAACCCAAGTATTTTCTGCTCTTTTAATTAATACAGCAGACGCCCATTGTGCACGAAGTTTTAATCCAGGAGTTCCGTTAATTGTTACGCCTGCTCCTGGTGTTATGGTTGTTTGTCCAGTGTTTGTTTGCAATACTGTTAACTCGGTTCCAACTGGAAATGCTACAGAAGAATTTGGAGGTACTGTTAATGTATTTGCTGAACCAACATTCATTTCAACTATCTGATCTGCATTTGACAAAATTAATGTATAGTTTGAAGTTTCGCTATCAAATGTATTTAGTTTATCTGCTTTTGTTGCTAGATTAATTCCTGTTAATTGAGATCCGTCACCAATAAATGCAGACGCATTTACGTTTCCTATAACGCTGGCTGAGCCCATAGCAACTGCATCTAAAACTGCTTCATTAAATGCAATAGTTCCAGTTGGTTCTGTTTCTACACTGGAGAAAAATTTCCATCTACCATCTGTTGCGTCTTTTACTAATCCTGTGTGTGCGTAAGAACCGTCATTATAATTTCCTACTAATCCAATATCTACTAAGTTAGCACTTGAGTTGCCAGCAAGATAAATCATTGGGTCATCTACTTTAAATTCTGTTACGTTAATATATGCTGTTGACCCAGAAACTATTAAAGTTCCATCTATTTCTAAATTACCAGTAATTACTCCACCTACTTGTGGAAGATAAGTTGTTGCTGCATTTGATTGTGTTAAGTATGTTGCCGACCCTGCGTCAATAGCACGTTGATTTGTAAAATATAAACTAGTTCCTTCTGATACATCTGTTGTAGTTAAAGCATCTGCATATGATACTGCGGCAGCAGAAGCACTAACTAGTCCTGCTGTTAAATTTAAAGCAATAATTTCTGAATCTGTATAATTTGTATTTGCAACTGAAGCGGTATTAATAATTCCAACTAATTCTACTTCTGATAAAGATATATTATTATTTATTGTTGTTTCTAAATATCCTAATTCTGCATCTATATACCCTGTCAATGCTCCACTGGCACTATCAACTCTAAAATCTGTATAATATATATTTGCAGCACTTGCGTTATTTATTTGATTAACTATAGTTGTTGCAAAGTTTGCATCGTCATTGAGGGCTGCTGCCAATTCGTTAAGGGTGTTTAAAGCACCTGGTGCTGCATCTATTACAGCATTAACTTGTGATGTTGCTTGGGATAAAGCATATGCTGAAGCACTTTGAACATAGGCTTGAGTAATTGCTTCTGATACAACTGCAAAAGTTGAACCATCATATCGATAAATTTTATTATTTGTAGTATTAACCCATAAGTCTGTTTCTTTTGGATCCAAAGGGGTATCTGGACCAATGATTATTGGTCTTCTTTTATTTGTAGATAATGTCATTTATACCTCTTTTAAATTATAACATAGATATGTATAATTTTACATACCCCCAAAATTATGAAATTCTATTTACATACCCTGAAATTGACACTACGTTTGTTGTTGCTGCAAAAGCCCGAACAACTAAAGAATTTTGCAATACTAATCCTGGAACTACTAGTACTAATCCAGATTCACCAGGTATATTTATTTCTATTTGATCTTTTTCAGCAGTACCACCAAATTCTACTGTAAGTTTAACTGTTGAGGAACTTGAGTTGTCTGCATATAACCATATTTCATCTAAACCAGATGTTCCTGATACTGCTGTATGAATAGTTGTTCCTGGAGTCGAGGTTGCAGCCACCAAAGTTGATGCACCATTTGTAGACCCAGATAATAAAACTTTTGAAAATGTTGGCATTTTTACCTCTCTTTTATTATATCATTTAATAATATTTTATACAACAAACGGATATCTTATTATTACTATTCCATTTGATCCAGCAGCACCAGATCCTCCACCATTTCCAGCACCACTTCTTAAAGAACTTCCAGAGTTTCCAGGAGTTGAACCACTACCATTATTAATAGTTTGTCCTAAACTTGAACCTCCTCCACCACCACCACCAGAAAGACCGTCAACACTGGGATTTAATCCAGCAGTTCCACCTAAAAATCCACCACCACCTCCACCAGATCCACTATGATCACCACCTGTTGCGGTAGCATTTTGTCCATTTGTACTTCCACTAGCACCAGTTACTCCAGCAGTTGCTCCAGCACCTTGACCAGCAGTTCCGTTTTGACCACCTCCACCACCGTTACCAGTTCCGTTGTATCCAGTTTCTGTTCCTCCACCACCGCCACCACCACCTGCAGCAACAATAATAGTTCCAGAAAATAATAATAAACT